CCTTCGAGCATCGAGACGCCCAGGTCGAACTGGAAATCTGCCAGCGTTACGCATGGCTCACCCCGGAGCCGGCCGCCGGCGTCATCGTCGGCGCCGGCATGAACACCGGAGCAAGCACGCAGGTCTTCTACATGGCCACGCCGGTTCAGTTCTACAAAGCGCCCACGGTCACGGCGGCGGCGGGCACCTTCAAGACCAATCAGGCCGGGACGGCGACCGCCTGCACGATCACGGCGGGCGCCACGCACACCCCCAATGCGATCAGCGTCAACGGCAACAGTGCGGGCACGGCGGGCCAGGGCACGCTGCTCCAGGGCGGCGGCGGCTCCGGCTACATCCTGGCGAGCGCCGACTTCTAACCAGGCGCCCCACGGGAGACCGCAGATATGGTGCAGTTCATCAACGATGGGACGCACACCCTGGGCAACCTGCTCAAGGCGTTCGCATAAGGGGGGGCGCATGGCGAACCTGATCGAGACGGCGCGGCTCTACGTGGTTGCCAATGGCGGCCACGCCACGGTGGCCGCGTCGATCAGCGTGCCAACGGTTCATCTGGTGGAGGTCTGCGCCGGCCTGCGGCCCATGTCCCCGCAGGCCGCCGCGGGCCTGGCCCCGCTGATCGGTGTCGCGGTGCCGCAGCTGCTGGCCGCGGACCCGGATTACCAACTGATGGCACGCCGGGGGGTGCGGCCGTAATGTTCAACACCCTGACGGCCCCGCTCCGTCGGGACCCTGACTATCCGGCCCGCACCAGAGAGATCGACGTCCTTCGGCGGATGTTGGAGGGTCGGATCTATGACCTGCTGACATACGAATTCCACGAAGAACGGAACGACGCCGGCGAGTACATTCCGCTGAAGAAGCGGCGCCCCTCGGTACGGCACAACCTTTGCCGGCTGGCGGTTGAGGACAGCGTGGCGCTGGTGTTTTCCGAGGGGCATTTCCCAACCCTGGAATGCACCGACGCTGCGGTGCGGGAAAGCCTGCTGGTGCTGGTGAAGGAAACCAGGCTTGCCAGGGTGATGACTGACGCCGCGATCAGCGGTTCGGTCGGGTCGGTGGCGATCCTGATGCGGGTCCTGAAGAACCGCGTGTTTTTCGAGCCGATGAACACGGAATACCTGACGCCGGCATGGCGGCGCGATGCGCCGGACACGCTGGCCGGGGTGACCGAGAAATACAAAGTCCGGCGAGGGGAGCTTGAGGAACGCGGCTACACCTTGTCGGACGATCATGAGTGGTACTGGTTTCAGCGGGTGTGGGATGACCAGCGGGAAATCTGGTACTGGCCGTGGCCGGTTGCGAAGGAAGGTGCCGGACCGGTTGAGGACCCGGTGCAGACCGTCGACCATCGGCTGGGCTTCGTGCCCGTCGTGTGGATCAAGAACCTGCCCGGTCCCTCGGCATCCGGCTCGGCGGTGGATGGCGCCTGCACATTCAGGGCGGGCATCGAGACCACAATCGAGATCGAGTACCAGCTCAGCCAGGCCGGGCGAGGACTGAAGTACTCGAGCGATCCGACGCTGCTGATCAAGGAGCCGGCATTCGGCGACCAACAGCAATTCGTGCGGTCAGCGGCGAACGCCCTGATCGTTTCAAAGGATGGCGACGGCCGCCTGCTGGAGATCAACGGCACCGCGGCAGCGGCGGTGATCGAATACTGCCGGGCCCTGCGCGAAATGGCGCTGGAAGGGATGCACGGCAACCGGTCCAACGCCGACAAACTGTCGGCGGCGCAGTCTGGCCGCGCCCTGGAGTTGATGCACCAGGCGCTGATCTGGCTGGCCGACCACCTCCGGCAGAGCTACGGCGAGGATGGTCTGCTGCCGCTGATCCGCATGGTGATGCGGTTGTCGCGGCAGTTCCCACTGCTGATCAACGGCAAGCCGCTTACTCCGATCGCCGATGATGTTCAGGTCTCGCTGAAATGGCCGCCTTGGTTCCCGCCGACTGGCGAGGACCGGGTGCAGGAGGCAAATGGGCTGGCCACGCTGCGGGTCGCCGGGATCATGTCACGGGAGACGGCAGTCAAGGCCGTGGCGGAGACCTGGGACATCGAGGACGTGCAGCACGAACTGAGGCTGATCGCGACGGACGAAGAGGCGATCATCGCAGGGACCGAACTTCCCCCGACCGGGCAGACAAAGCAGGTCATGCCGGGTCCGAACGGCAACCAAGGCAAGGGCGGCGACACCCCGCCATGAATAGGGGCGTCCTATCACCCCCGCCGGACGATGGCGTTTGTTGCGGGATGGACGTTCCGACCAGCCCATGGACGGCAGCCGACGCCGCCCACTGGACCGGAACCGAGCGTTATCAGCCGTGGAAGGACGTCGCTGCGTTCTTCAAAAACAGCAGTCCGGAATAGAATTGGAATAATTTTTGTCGATTTTGCAGTTGACGAACCGAACAGGAGTCGATGATGGCTGAAGGTGATCCCGCCCCGCGGGGCGGCGACAATAAATTCTCGGCCGACTACGTGGCCGGCCTGCAAGCGCAGATCGACCGGCTGAAAGATGAAGCGCGGACCGCTGTGACGGCCCACAGGGAGGCGCTGGCCGAGGCGAAGCGCGCCGGAGACGAAGCTGTGGCCGCGCTGCGGACCGAGCACAAGACGGCGCTGGACGGCGCCACGGCGGCTCATGCCGAGGCGCTTGGCAAGGCGCAGCGGGAGGGCACCGAGGCCCTGACGGCGGCGCAGGCTGCCGCGCTGAAGCGGATCGTCGGGTTTGCCCTGCGTGCCGAGGGTTCGGCCGCCGGGCTGCTGGATCATGACCAGTTGCGGCTGCTGGATGAGGCTGAGATCGCCAAACTGACGGTGGATGATGCGGGGGCGGTGGCGGGCGCGAAGCCGCTGATCGAGGCGATGAAGAAGGCCAAACCGTTCCTGTTCGGCCAGGGCAGCACCAGCAACCCCAATCCGCCGCCCAACCAGCAGCCCCCGGTCCAGAAGCACGCCCGCGACATGACGGATGCCGAATTCGAGGAAGCGAACCGCCGCAAGGCATGGCGCACGGCTGCGTAACCGAGGCCACACCGCCGCGGGGCGCCGTTCCGAAAGGGGCGGCGCCCTTTTGATTCACCCGGCGCCGGTGAGGCGCACCATAACGAGAAAGGAATGCCGCAATGGCATTTAACGACCTCCCGGCAGTTATCCAGTCGGCGATTCAAACCGGGTTCCTGGAGCGCCGGTTTCGCCGGGCGCTGCGCGCCAAGCTGGGCTTCCGGGCCATCACCGACCGCGAGGATTTCATGGCGGGGATCGGTGAAACCATCACCAAGACCCGCACCGGCCTGTTGCCGATGATTACGACGCCGATGGCGCCGGCACAGGTGACGGATTTCACCTCCGGCCTGACGCCGCAGAACTATGGTTTGGAGCAATACACCCTTGGTGTGGCGCAATGGGCGGCCCCCATGATGCTGAATGTCGCGACCGCCAGGGTGGCGATCGACGACCTTTTCCTGAACAACGCGGAGACGTTGGCGGAGCAGGCCGTCAGATCCGTGGATGGCCTGGCCCAGCGCGCGCTGTATGACACGTACATGGGTGGCAATACCCGAGTCACCACCACGCTGGGCAGCGCCGGTACCACCGTCAAGGTGGATGATGTCCGCGGCTTCTTTGCGTCGTGGACCTCCCAGGGCGTGCCCGCCGCTGTCGGTACCTCGGCTACCCTTGCCGTGCTGGTCGGGTCCAATACCTACACGGTGACCGGGTGCGTGGCGGATGGGGCGGCGCCGGCAAATGCCAATCCATGGCTGTCGCTGCTGACCTTCTCGGGCACGGGGTCCAACACCAGCACGACGCCGAGCGGCTACAGCGGCACCCTGACGTTCAGCACCAACGTGTCCGTGGCGGATGGCACCGCGGCCAACCAGGTGCAGAGTGCCGTTGCGCCGCTGCTGTTGCGCCCCGTGAATGCGACCACCAACGTCATGGCGACCACAACCGCGGCGATCAGCTCGACCAGCGGTTACAACAATGGCAAGCTGTCCATGGGGATGATTCTGCAGGCCAAGGCCACCATGTCGGCGAACAGCGTGCAGCCGCCGGCAGCGACGGGAAATTACATTTGCTACGCCGACCCGCTGCATCTGACCGGTCTTTATGCCGACCCGGAATTCCAGTTGTTTTTCCGCGGCAAGCCTGAGTCTTCCGAATATAAGCGCGGCGTGATCTCTGAAATGCTCGGGGTGACGCTGGTGGAAACCAACATGAACCCGGTGCAGACCTCGCTGGCCAGCAGCGTTGGGACGGTGCGCCGCGCCATCCTGGTGGGCCAGGGTGCGTTGGTCGAGGGGGTATTCACCCGCGAGGCCATGGCGGCGGCGGCGGCGGTCGATGATGCCAGCGGCATGATGACAGTGGTGGATGACATCGCGCACATCACCCGCGAGCCGCTGGACACGCTCAAGCAGGTTGTGACCCAATCGTGGTCCTACATCGGCGGGTTCACCACGCCGACCGACATCAACACCACGCCGGCGATCTTCGCGACTGCGACAAACGCGGCGTGGAAGCGGGCCGCGATCCTGGAGAGCCTGTAACCGCCAGCAATGTCCGACACTGCGACACCGCGCCCGGCCAGGCCCGACAGCCTGGCGCGGGCGCTCTACGCCCCCGACCCGCCCCGGCTGCCAAGGGCGGTGCGGGCGGCCCCATCCGAGGAAGGATTGACCATGGCGGAAGCCGACCAGATCGCGGCAGACCTGGCGCTCAGCGAGGAGATCGCGGCGCGGGATGCCACCATTGCAGGCCTGCGCCAGCAGGTGGCGCAGCGCGACCAGACGATCAGCGATCACTCAGACCTGATCGCCGGGCAGGCTGCGACGATCGAGCAGACGCGTGTCGGGCTGAGCGCGGCGGAGCAGAAGATCGCGGCGCTGGAGGCTGCCGCAGCCGCTGCTGCTGCGGCGCAGGCCGACCCTGATGCGGTTCCGGTACCGGAGGGGACGCCGAAAGAGATCCTGCTGACCAGCCCGCACGGCTTCATCGACGCTGGTGGGGTCAACCGCTTCTGGCCCGCCGGAACACGGGTCAACAAGCCGGCAGAGGTCGCGCTGCTGGTCGGTCGCAAGGCGGAGCATCAGGTGACGATCGCCGGATAGGAGTAGCCCATGTCCGGCTTCGTTCCCTACGCATTCACCGATGCGCAGTTTGTCGACATCCGGCGCTTCTGCGGCTACCCGGCGCGAGCTGACGGCAACGTGCTGTTTCCCGCTCCGTGGGTGAACGTCCAGTACTTGGCCTTGGAATACCGCCTGCAACACATGTCGCAGTCTGAGGGGGCGGTGGTGATCACCACGTACCTGACGAACCTCTACGTGCTGGAAACGGCGATCGTCACGGCGGCGGCTAATCTGGACACCGATCAGGCCGCGGTCTGGAAGCACAACCGGGATGAGGTGCCGCAGCGCGCGGCGCTGTTCGACGCGTGGCGCCGGCGGCTCTGCGCATTTATGGGCATCCAGCCGGGGCCGGACTTCGTCACCGCCGGCGGCGGCGGCGCGGGCAGCACAGTCGCGATGGTGGTGTGATGAGCGAGCAGCTAGGTTTCTTCAGTGCGGGGCCGGCCGCCAGTGTGCCGCCGCCACGCAAGCCGGGCCGTCCCGGGTTGGGCAGAGAGCGGCCCCCGGCCCCGGCGCCCGCCGCCCCTGTCAGGCCGGCGCCCCGGCCGATGCCCCCAGCCCCGGCGCAGGCTCCGGTCCCGGTCGAGGCCAAGGGGCCACCTGACCCGCGCCTTTGCTTCGGAAAGCTGCCGGTCAGTTGGGCCGGCGCGTTCCGTCCGCCGGAGCGGCACACCTGTGGTTGCTGTGACGGGGCGGTGTTCTGGGCGCCCAATGATCGCGGGTGGCTGTGCATGACTTGCTACGCCCTATTGCCGAACGACGTCCCGCTGGAGGTGGTGCACACCGATGGTCAGTCAGGCAACAGTCCAGGGCCGGGTTAATGCCGGCCTCGCCAAGGCGGCGCAAACCCTCGGCGTTCCCTGTCAGCAGTACCGGCCCACGAACTCGGTCTCCCCCATCGCATCGGCCAACCTGATCGGCTCGCTGCAAGTGTTGTTCGACACCAATCCAAGTCTGCGCCAAACCGTGCCCCGGCAGCGCCAGAAGCCGGAGGAATGGTACGCGGCGTTTGACGCGACGGATGTGCAGATCGGGGATTATCTCGTTACGCCGACGCCGGAGACGTATTTCGTCACCACGCTGGATCCGTTCCGGCCGGCCCGCACTGTGCTGTGCAACCGCGTCGTGACGATCAGCGTGCCCGGAACCATGCCGCTGGCGGGGTTCAATCCAGGCTATGGCGGCGACATCAGGCCCAATGAGCCGATCGTGGCGTCCGGCTGGCCGGCCGCCCTGATCAAGGGGCCACGCGGCGAGACCGGGGACGTGAAGCTGCCAGGTGACACCAAGCTGCCGTGGGAGGAATTACTGTTGCCCGCGATCCCTGGCGCCACCCTGCGGAACGACATGGTGGTGACCTATAGCGATGGGGTCGAGACCTTCCGCCTGATCCTGAGCATGGTCGAATTTACCAGCCTGGGCTACCGCTGCACTGCGATCCTGGAAACCGCCTGATGGCCGACACGTCGGATGTGCAGAATGCCCTGGTGGCGCTCTGCGCGGCCGTCCTGTACCCGGCCGGAGCGGCGGGCCAGGGCGGATGGGACGGCGGGGCCGGCTGGGGTGTTGGCGCGGCCTATGGAGGCGCGGCGCTGGGCACGTCTCAGGCCGGGCTGGTGGTCCGGGTCTACCGCGGATGGCCGGTCGCGCAGCAGTTGGACCCCGACCTCGCAGCGGGCATTGCCCACCTCACGATCTACCAGCCGAACGGCATGGGGCGGGTCGGGCAAGGCTACCTGGAGCGCGATCTATCCATCCAGGGGGCGCCGCCCACCATATCCGCAACCGTCGCCGGCAACGTGGTGACGCTGGCCGGCAGCCCCACGCCGGGGAACCTGGTCGGGCTGATCGTCGACGATGTGCCGCTGGTCTATCAGGTCCAGCCGGGCGACACCCTGTCGGCCATCGCGGCGACTCTGGCGTCACTGATCGGCGGCGAGACGTTGGGCACCGAGTCCGGGGCGGTGCTGACCGATGACAGCGGCAATCCGCTGACCATAGACGATCCGGTCACCGTGACGCCTGTCCCCGGCGGCATGACGCTGACGATCGGCACGCCCCGGCCCATCGTGGCCCGGGTCGGAGCGCAGGGCCAAACGATCCGCCGGCCGCGGCAGCAGACCGAGCGGTATCAGGTGACATGCTGGTCGCCGACGCCGGCGGCCAGGGACGCGATCTGTTCGCTGCTGGATGGCGCCCTGTCGGGCATAAGCTGGCTGCAACTGCCAGATCAGCAAGGGCGGCTGCTCTGGGGCGGCACCGCCAGCGATGACGTGCCCAGCAAGTCCGCGCTATGGCGCCGGGACCTGTTCTATCACGTCACGTATTGGACATCGCACATCCAGATCAGCCCGACCATTCTGTTTGGGGTTGGGAACGTCACCGGTGGGTTTGGCCAGGTGCAGACCACCATTTCGTAGGAGGCAGAAATGCCAATTGTACAGGCAGGCTCGATCAACACCACCGCGTTGATCGTCCCCGACTTATACGTGCAGATCGTGCCGCCGCAGAACCTGGTCATCAACGGCGTGCCGACCAACATTATCGGCGTGGTGGGGACGGCGGCGTGGGGGCCGGTGGGGCAACCGGCCATCATTGGCACCATGGCGGCCTATGCGGCCCTGTTCGGGGCAATCCAGAACCGCTCGCATGACATGGGAACGGCGATTGCGGTGGCGGTGCAGCAGGGGGCGCAGAATTTCCGCTGCGTCAGGGTCACCGATGGCACCGACGTTGCGGCCTCGGCCCTGTTCAACGGCACATCGAGCGGGAACTGTTCGTTCATCGCGACCTCGCTCTACACCGGGTCGGCGGCGAACGGTGACACGCTGACGCTCTCGACCGGTTCCGCTGCCAGCTCCTACCAGTTGACCGTGGCGCGGCCCGGCCTGCAGCCGGAGGTGTACAACAACATCACCGGGTCTGGGGCCACGTTCTGGGCCAATCTGGTTTCCGCGGTGAACAATGGGAACGGCCAGACCCGAGGCTCGTCGCAACTGGTGACACTGGCGGCCGGCGCCGGGAGCAATGCCTCGGTCAACCCGAGCAGTTTGTCGCTGCCGGTGACGATCACGCTGGGCACCGGAACCGGCTCGGTGGCCGGGGTGGATGGTGTCGCCAGCATCACGACGAGCATTCTGCTTGGCCAGGATACGATCCCGCGCAAGGGTATGTATGCGCTGCGCGGCCAGGGGTGCTCGATTGGACTGATCGCCGACCTCTCGGATTCCACGGCGTGGACCACAGAGGCGACATTCGGGCTGCAGGAAGGCATCTACATGATCACGGTGTCGCCGTCCGGCGATACGATCGCCAATGCGGTGACCACCAAGGCGTCTGCCGGGCTCGACAGCTACGCGGTCAAGCATATGTTCGGCGATTGGCTGTGGTGGCTCGATACCGTCAATGGCGTGACGCGGCTGGTGTCGCCGCAGGGTTTCGCGGCCGGACTGATGAGCAATCAGTCCCCGAACCGATCGACGCTGAACAAGCAGTTGTATGGCATCGCAGGGTCGCAAAAGTCCGGGCTGGCCGTGTCGGGCCAGGGCGGGACCTATGCCGCGGCGGACCTTTCCGCGCTTTTCGGCGTGGGCATTGATGTGATCAGCAACCCGCAGCCAGGCGGCTCCTATTGGGGCGTCCGGTGCGGGCACAACTCCAGCAGCAACGCGGCGATCCAGGGCGACAACTACACCCGCATGACCAACTACATCGCTGCCACCCTGGCGGCGGGCATGGGGCAGTATGTCGGCCAGGTGGTGAGTGCCACATTGTTGGGTAATATCCGGGCGACGCAACTCAGCTTCCTGGGCGCTATGCTGTCGCAAGGGCTGTTGGCGGGCCTAATCCCGACAGGGAGCGGCACCAACCTGGCAAGCGGCCTCCCCTATAGCGTGATCTGCGACGGATCGAACAATCCGCCGACCCGGACCGCGCTGGGCTATGTGCAATCCGATGCGCAGATCACGTACCAGGCAATCAACGAGAAGTTCATCTGCAACGTCCAGGGCGGCACGACGGTAATGGTGACGCAGGGGCAGGTTCTGCCGTCCAACTAACAGCAAGGGAGGGGGACAGCCCCAATGAGTTATTCAGCGTCAGCGACAGGTTTCTCGCTCGGCGAAGACGTCCAACTGGTGCTGATGTTCGGCATCCTTGGGCGGGTCGACCTCAAGCACGTAACCGGGTTCCATGCCCAGCAGACCGTCCATCAGGTCCGCGTGCAGCGCCTGGGCAATACCCCGCTTGGGGCGGACGTGCCCGCCGGGTGGAACTTCACCTTCCAGTTGGACCGCGGCGACAGCACGGCGGACGATCTGGCCGCCACGCTCGAAACGATGTATTGGAACAAGACGCGGCTGCCGAGCGGGCAGCTTTACCAGTACATCAATGAACCGAATGGCTCCACGTCCACATACCTGTTCGACACGGCGACGCTGAACCTGTCGGACGCCGGGTCCTGGTCGCAGAATGCGGCGGTGAAACAGACATTGAGTGGTTTTGCGAGCCGGAGGCTGAAGATCTGATGGAAACTGTTACCGACCGGGACGGCCGCAAACTGACATTGCGGGCCGCGAGTCCATTGCTGACCATGGACATTCTTGAGGCAGCCGGCGTGGACCGGAAGGGCCGGCCGGTGGTGCATCTGGTGCAGAATGATCGCTGGATGGGGTATGCCTCGCTGGCCTGCCACGTCAGCGACATCGACGGCGTGCCGCTCCCGATGCCGCAGAACATCGACGAGATCAAGGCGACCGTGACGCGGTTGGGCGACGCCGGGCTGACCGCGGTGGCGCAAGCGTTCGACGGCGGAGTTGCGGTGGTGGTCAACGAGGAAACCGCAAAAAACTAAGCCGGCACCCAGCCCTCCAGGAAATCATGTATCTGGTGGAGGGCGGGGTGCCGTGGGACGTTGCTGTTGCAGCCTCGCCGACCCGGCGGCTGGCCATGGTGATTGTGCGGGGTGAGTTGCGCGGCGGGACGTGGGACTGGAAATCGCGGTCCTGGGGAGTCAAGAAATGATGGAGTTCAAATCCCCCGGGGCGTTCGCGGCGCATCTGCAACGCACGCTGCCACGATTGACCGAGGCGGAATTCGCCGGAGTCAGGGCTGGCGTCGAGATGTGGCGGGATGAGGCGAAGGCCGTTCTGGGGGACTATCAGCGGGAGAATACCGGGCCGTTCGAACCATGGCAGGAACTGGCAGACGCGACGCAAGAGGAGCGGGGCAAGCAGGGCTATCCTGAAAACGACCCGCTGCGGCGGCAGGGCTTGCTGCACGACAACATCGAGGCCTCGGCCGAGGGGCGTGAGGGGGCGATGGGGGTGCCGGACCGCGAGGTGAAGCACGAATACCAGGAAAACCCGGTGAACATCGGAGAGGTGGCGGAGGCGCTGGAGTTCGGCACGCGGAGTTCCCCGCCCAGGTCATTCCTTGGCATGACGGCGTTCCGGTATGGCGCGTCCGCCGCCGCCCTGATCGGCAGCATGGTGGCAGCCGCCCTGGCCGGGATGACAGCGGCGCGGCGGAGGCCAGCGGAGTAGGATCGCATCATGACAGTTGAGGCATACCGGGTCGGCGTCTCGCTGGTCAGTTTGGGGCCGGGGATCGGCGACGACATCGCGCGACTCATTAAGCAATTCCAGGAACTGGATGCGCTGGTGAATTCCGTCAACAAGACGATGAGGGGGATGGGCGGCTTCAGCGGCGCGATGGGTGCCGGGGCCGCTGCGGCGACGAGTATGCAGCAAGCGGCGGCGGGCATGGCGGCGATTATGCCCAACGTAGCGCAGCAGGCGCAGGCCACCGCGACGGCCATGGAGCGGGCGGCAGCGGCAGGACGCATGCTGGCGCTGCCGGCGCCAAATTACGCCAGGACGGAATTCCCCCGAGGATCGCAGTATGCAGGCCCGCAAACCGGGTTCACGATGGGGTCTGGCAGCGGCCCGACCTTCCAGGGGCAGTATCCGCCGAATTGGGGCACCGGCGGCCCGGTCGGCGGCGGGCTGGGGCCGGTTGGTCCGGGCAACGGCCCAACGCTGAATGTGCCCCCTGGCTACACCATGCCACCGCCCGGC